AAAGTTGAGGTTGTTGTAATCCAAAATGCCGTATAACGGATCGTCAAGCCTGAAAAAGTTGTTCTGCTCAAAACCCGACATATAGAACGTGTAGCGCACTTGCGACGGTGTAGCCGTGACGTTGTAGCCCTCAACGACGCAGTAATACTCCGTGCCTCGGAAAATGATTTGCACTCGAGTCCCAACGCGGTAGTTCTCAAATGTGGCCAGAGTGTTAGTGGCACCCAATGTGCTTGTAGTGCTGATTTCAGTCGGGCGCGAGAATTCAGGGTCAAACTCGGCCAAACAGTAGTTAGCAAGGTCGGCGGCCTGCTGGGCGCTGGTGTCGTAAGTCGTGAGCGCAAGGGCACGGTTGCCTGTGCCAGCGGTCTGAGTTGCAAACAGTTCAGGGTCAATCTGAATGTAAGTGAAGTAGTTGTTACTTAATGCCGAGAAACGAATGTTGTCGTACTTTTCATAGCCGCTTTCGCCACCGTCTGAGAAGTAGTAGGTCGGGATAATTGGCGGTGAGTCGTTGAAGTCTGCGTAGGTGTAGTCACGGCCAAGGAACAACAACCGGTCGCCCTGATCGTCAAAGCGCCCCTGCTCCATTGACACCAACGCCGTTAACAGGTTTTGAGCCGCGCCTGAATATGTCGAGGTGTCTGTATACGAGCGCGTCTGCGTTGCTGTGATGCTTTTGCCAGTGCCACTAATTGCGCCAGCGATTGTGTTGGCTGCGGTGCCTGTGAGTTGGTTCGTAAACGTGAAATTGGTTAACACGCTTCGACCGAAAAACGACAAATAGCCCTCAAGGGAAACGGTGTATGTATCGCCGTCAATTACAAAGTTGTAGTTGTAGTCAATGTTGGTGATGTAGCCACTACACACTTCGTAACCGTCAATCTCAACAACCACATTGGATCCGAGTACCCATGTACCCGGAAGCCCTGAATAGTTGATGGTGAGCGTCGCGTTTAACGTGCCGTAGGTGTCGGTTTTGGACTGACGCCCAAACGAGCAATTAAAACTGGTGACGTTTGTAGCGGCGTCGGCGCCAACGGTTGCGGTCAGGTTTACGCTCATGCGTAGCCAGTCGTCCTGATAGGCACAGCGCCGTTCTGACGCATGTAGTTACGCAACGCATCAACCACAGCGTTCGGGTCGCCACCGTTAACGCTGATGTTTACAGTGCTCGCACCAACCGACTTCTTCAGCACTCCACCGGTGTTAGTCGTGGCCTGTGCCTGCTCAAACATGCGGAAGTTGCCAGCAGAAGACATTGGTGCTGGGGTCTTGTCATTGCCCCCGAGAATCATGCCGGGCAGGTTTGCTGCAAACTGCGCAGGCGCGCCGAAAGTAAGCGAGCCAAGTATTCGAGCGGCAACACCGCCAATCTTGCTGATCTTGTCCAATGCTGAGAACAGGCGCTCAAACGCAATAGCCAAGGCAACGACGCCTGCAGCTGCCAAAACATAAGGGTTAACGGCCATGGCGAGGTTGACGGCTTGAGTTGCTACGGCAATAGCACCAATGGCTGTGGCTACCTGTGTGAACGCTTGTGGGTTCTTTTGTGCCCACTCCGACATAGCCAACAGTTTCGGTATTAGCCGCTCAACATACGGCACAAGTAAGGCACCGATGGACTCTTTTGTCTCGTTGATGCCAATCGTCAAACGCTTAAAACCACCCTGAGCCGTGTTGGCGGCCGCTTCGGCTGCACCACCAAAAGTGCCGTTTAGGATTTTCATAACCTCATCGAGCGAGGCGCCGTCTTTAATGACTTGCTTCAACTCTGGGGACAGTTTGCTAAGAGCGTTAAGGTTGCCACCATAAGCCTTTGCAAGCGCGTCAGAAACGGTGCTGAGGTCTTTGCCCGTGGCAGCGCTGATGTCCATCGCCAGTTTGGCGGCCTTCTGCGCCTCAGCCACGTCATGCGTCTGTCGAGCGAGTTTGGCTAGTGCAGGGCGCAGGTCGTCATCTGTGACGCCTAGAGCCTGCCCCTGAGCGCTAATCCAATCCTCAGTCGCAGCGACAGCGGCGTCAGTAGCACCGGTCGAGTTCTTAAGCGCCAGCGACAATTGCTTCTGTGCGGCGGCGTCGTCAATGGCGCCCTTGGTGGCGTCAAACAATGCAGCACCCAAACCACCGAGCGCGGCAGCTGCAGGGAGCGCCGCTTTCTTAAGTGCGTAGTTTGCCTTAGCGCCTGCGCCTTCGAGCTGCGCAAATTCCTTCTTAGCCTTGGCGATGCCTTTGCCGTCAAACTCCGAAATGATGGGAATGCTGATTGTCATCGGTTTAACTCTCTCTGAACGCGCTGAACCACTTTAAGCGATGCCGCTTCCATCTCGCTCTGAACTTGTGACCTTTTAGACCACAGAGCTGGGCCGAGTACTCGAGTGTGACCGGGCTTTACTGGCTTCATGTTTACAGCCAGTTGGTTGCCCGGGTTGCGACGACCTGCCGACTCAAGAATTGCGGTAGCGGCGTCACGTTGCTCAAGCAAAATGGTTGCGGTGCGTCGACGGTCGGCGTCAAGCCTGACCTTTAAGCCGTTGCGCGCCTTGGGCAAACTGAACGGAAAAATACGGCGCCCCTTGTCAGTCCAGTTACGCGACACGCCACGCAGCTGCGCCTGTCCCCAAGCAATCTGGTCGTAGCGTTGCTGTGCTTCCTGAATGGCTGGCTGGGCGATTTGTGTGGCGTCTGCGTTGAATTGTTTACGCAAGCCCGGCTCAATCTTGTTGAGCGAACGAATAGCGTCATTGATGCCTAGCACCTGAATGTTCGCTGATCCGCTCATTTGTTTCGCTCTTTCAATACTTCAAGAACTGTCGCTAACGCGTCGCTCTCGAATGGGATTTGTGGCGGCCAGTAACCAGTCGCAACTAGCACAACGGCTAGTGCTCTGAGGTAACTGCCGCCTCGGTGGGGTTTTCGCTACCAGTCCCGACAACCTCGACCGCTTGTAAACGCTTGATGTAATCGTCAAAGACTGCTGGCACTGTCACCCCGGAACCCTTAGCGGCCTCGTAAGCGAGAAACGCCAAGTGTTCCATTGCGATGCCATTAGCAAGATCTGAAGCACGAACCTTAAAACGACGCTCCAGAGCAACAATCGTGAAAAGGTTCGTAACGACTTCATAGGCGTCGCCTTCTATTGGGGTGACTTTGAGTTGCAGCTGCATTTGTTTCTCCTTGCAGGTTGGTTTATTTAGACGATGTCGCGTGCCCAAGTGCCGCCTGTGAAGGTGGCCTCAACTGTGGCGAGTTCGCCGACGGTTGAGTTGATTGGGGTGAAGTTTGCGAGCATGCAGTTGGTGATGGTGTATTCAGGGTTGGACGCTGACTCGGTGGTGCCCGATGGGCTGATAACCAAGGTCGTGGTGCCTGTGCCAACACATGAAGCAAGGATGGCCTCAACTTCGCTGGTGCCGTAGGACAAGAAGAAGGTGATGGTCACGTCAACGGACTGAAGGCCGCCAACGAAACGGTGGCCGTTGTCTCCGAAAGCGGTTGACTCGAGCGAGTCTTGGCCGATGGTGATGGTCACAGCGTTTGCCTGATCGGACAGGTCTGTCGTCACTGCTGACTGTGTGATGTTGATTGTTGCGTTTGACAAGAATGTTGTCGCTGCCATGGTGGGTTCCTTTGTTAGTTACGCCGTACAGCGACGGCAACGGTGAGGTCGTAGGTGGGCAGGTCTTGCCCACCAGTGGATACGAAGCCCGGACGCAAGTCCGTGACTGCGATGGTGGAGTTCATGATCGTGTCGGCCACGGTCACGAGGTAGTCGCTGGCGTCTTGGTTGCCCGGTGGGGGCGCACAGACACGAACGACAAGTCGAATGTCTCCCACGTTGTATGTAAACGCGGTAGCAGTTGGCAAGTCAATGAAAACGCTGAGTGGGCGAATGTTGCGAGGGTCTGTAACGACTTGTAAACCAAGCGCCGAGAGCGCCGTCTTAGTGGCGTTTACGGCTTCGTACAGAATGCCCGAGACAGCCATTACGCAACCTGAGCACGGCCACAGCCAAGCAGCTGCATAATTCGAGACAGCGAAACTGGCTGTTGAAATTGTCCCATTGAGGTGTAAGCACCGTATGAGTCGCCACTGGTTCCGCGTTCGCGGTACAGGGTCGCTGCATACATGATTGCGCCGAGCTTGACCGAGTCGTTTGGCACGGTTGCCTGTGAGTCGGTGTACCCGGCTTCGCGTCGCTTGTTCCAGCACCAGTAGTTGCTGGCCGAGACGCACTTGGCTACGAAGGCTGTGTCGTTTGCGGTTGCCACGTCAATGCCGAGCCACTCAAGCACGTTGGCGCTTGTGATCCAGCTGACCGACGGTGTAAACGAAACGGTGCCGGTCGCTACCGAACGCTCAAGGTCGGAGTAGGCCGAGTAAAACAACACTTGGTTTTCAACAATGATGTCGTAGTCAAACTCAAGGTCGCCGTACTGGTCAACGCCGACGAAATAAAACGGCTCAGTTGAAATAACTGTGTGCGTGCCGTTGAGGTTGTGGCCTGCGCTGGCAACGGTGACGGAGTCCGTCACCTGAATGCCTGACTCGACAAAGGTTTGCACCACGGCAACACCGTCACGACGTTCGTGGAACGCTAGATCAAATGTTGCCATGGTGTTCTCCTCTGTCTGCTGGGGGCTTAGACGAATGCAGCCTTGATGAACTTTGTGTCGTCAAGCATCTTGGCGGCGAAGTAGCCACGGAATGCGATTTGACGGCTCAAGGTTGATGGGTGCTCAACTGATACGGCGCCCTTCATGGTTTCCCAGCACTCGAAGCCGCCGCTTGTGGCGTCACCGATGAGCAAGGTGCCCGATGCAAGGTTGCGGTCAACAACGACCTGAAGACCGAAGGCGTTGCCTGCGTTGTCTCCGGGTGCCAACTGACCAAGTGCGTTCATTGGCCCGATGTTGGGGAACAATGGGCGACCCGAGTCGTCTACCAAGTTGCCGAGCGATGCCCAGCGGTTTGGAGCCATGAAAAGGTGGGTTGGAAGGTTGCCGTTTGATGCGGTCAAGATGTCTGATGCTGCTTGGTAAACCCATGCAACCCATTCGGTTGGATCTGCGATGTTTGCAGCTGTGAAGTTGTTGGTGTTGGTTGTACCTGACACCAATGCGTCAGCCGCGACGTCATCCACGGTGTTTGCGTATACGCGAGACATGTCATCGAGCATGGCGGAGAGCACTTCTGGCTGTGACCAGTCGAGTGAAGCCTCTGACACTTCGACGTATCCGCCGTAGATGCCCTTTGTGATTTGCACGTCGTTAACAACGAAAGTACCGCTCTGAATGGTGGTGTTTTCGGTTGCTGATGCCATTGATGTGTGAGTCGTTACGACTGGGCGAATGAACACCTTGCCTGATGCTGGCATTTGGCGTACACCGACTGCGTCAATGACTGGGCGAAGGCCGCGGAAGTTGTTGTAAACAGGTGCGACGATTGGGAGTGGCATGATGCCGTCAAGGTCGCTGGTTACTACGTCAGGTGCAGCTGCACGAAGGCGTGCGTTGAACTCGGCAGCGACAGCGCCACCTTGCATTTGTGCTGCAATCCACTCGCCAGCGGATGGCATTGTGAACTTCTTAGCCTGTGCGAACACTGGCGCTGTTGGAACGATTTCAGCCGAAGCCTCAACCGCTGGGGTTTCTTGTGACATTTCAGTTTCCTTTACTGTGTCTGTGGGTTGGGGTTCGTCTGCCTCTGGAGCTTCTGGCTCCGGTTCTGAGGCGGCGATGTCTGTAATGACAGCATCCTTAAATGCTGGCTGGGCTACGAGGCTGATCTCGACAAGGTTGG